CCTTTTGCAGTAGGACCAACAACTGCAGCTCCTGCTACAATAGGACCTGCTGTGATTAATGATTGATCTCTTTCCCTGGTTAATACTCCTGGAGATATTAATTTTTCTGCCATTTTATTTGATTTTTAAAGTATTTTTTTTATTGTATTTAATTATAAATATGTAGAAAAATCTGTAAAGTCTAGTCTTGTGAAACAAACTCGCCTGTCTCTAAAGAAATAGTTCCTTTTCCATATTTTTCCTCAATATTACCTATAATTTCGTTTTCTTGTTTTTGTAACTCGAAGAGATTATTTTTTAATTGATCTCTTTTAATTTCTAAATCCATAATTTGAACACTAACTTCCCCTGTCATTTGGGTTAATCCTTGAAACTGTGATCTTAAATCAGTAATTAATTTAATTTCTTCTTCTGTTAAAACTTTATTGTCTTCCATTTTTAAAACTTTTTCTTTGTGTATTATTTTATATCTGTTATAAATACGTTAGTTTTTATTAAAAACCACGTTTAAGATAAATCTACTTTAGATAATTTTGAACCATCCCATCCTCTATTAACTAATTCAGCTATTGATAAATCTGTGATATTATCAAGTGTTGTTTCATTTGAATTTAATATACCAGGGTGGAAATTTGATAAATTAAATTTTAATACATTATTAATCATTTTTTGACCTAATATAAAATCTTCTTTAGATGTATAAACATGAAATGATATTTCAGGATTTTCACCTGTTCCTAAATATATTTCTAATCTAACATAAGAAGAAGAAATACTAACATCTAATTCAGTTTCAATTGTATTTGTATTATTAATTGCCATTTTTGTCTTTATTTATTATAAGTATTATACTAATTTATTATTTTAAGAAACTATTGCTCTATCTTGTACTCTTCTCCAGTTAGTACCATCAGAGAAAGCCATTGTAGCTCCACCAGTTTCATCAGAAACATATATAAATCCTCCAGCAACCGCTGTTGGTAAAGATGCTACTGCAAAACTTTTGAAAATTGATACACCATCATCTTGTACTTTAAAGGTAGCATTATTACCACTATCTTCAACTAAAAGACCTGTTGTACCACTTGTTGTACCTTCACCAGTAGCATGTATAGTAGCTGTAGGTGTAACTTGATTAGCACCAATTTTTCCACCAATCCATGATTTACCACCACTTTCATCTTTAACTATTAACCCTGTAACTCCTGTAGGTCCATCTTTAGCCCACATAGCAACACCCGATGCAAGATCTACTGTAGGTTCGGTTATATTTGTATTACTATAATTAACTAAATAAAATATACCTGCTCCTGCTCCTGCTTTTATAATCCCTACATCAGTTCTCATTGTATCTCTACCACCTAATGCAAAGTTAGCTGACTGAGCTATGCTTGGATCAGTAAACCATCCTGAATTGGCTCGACTATTTTCTATACCTACATAAATTGCTTTTGCAGTTCCCCAAGTTCCATCATTTCCAATTCCAAAACCTATCATAATTTGATCATCAGCATATGATTTAACATCTTCACCAATTACAATTGAACGATTAATATTTGCAGCTGTTTTTCCTGCAATATTATTAGTTCCAATAGAAGTAAGATTATCACCAAATAAATCATTGTTTTGACCTGCAGTAAAATTAAAATTTCCTTTAACTACATGTGATGCACCAAAGACAGAGGTTGAAGTACCTTCAACTGTTAGGGTTTGACCAAAAACAATACTAGTTTGAAATGTTTCACTAGCACCAACAACAACGGTGTTACCACCAATAAACGCTCTTCTAACCATCTGCCCATTACCAAATGTATTCCCATCACCCACAAGTAAATTACCTTGTGAATAGTTTCCAGATAATGTATTAGGACCACCCGTATTTATTTCTACAACATCTCTTAATGTTTCTCCTGTATCTAATTTAATACTACCTGCTGTTTCTTCCCAATAAGAAGTTCCACCACCTGCAGAACCTGATATTTCAAAGCTAGTACCTGCTTGATTAATAGTTACATTTGGTCCTGCTACTAAACTTACGAATGAAGCTGTTTGGGCTGTTTCAACATATGAAGAAGTTAAGGCATATGATGATGATACTAATCCAGTTAATCCACTACCATCTCCAACAAATGAGCCTGTGAAGCTTGAACCTGTAACACCACCTGAAATTGTAACATCACCAGTAAAATTATGATCACCATTCCCATCAGTAGCATATCTTGTTACTAAAGTAGTTGAACCATCTGCAACGGTTTGTAAAATAAATCTTGTACCATATGCAGAACCTTCTGTGTAATTCTCTGTTGCTGCAAATACTGCTTGTCCGCCTTGTCTAAATCCAGTTCCAGAATGTCCATAAGCTGCTATTGTTGCAACCGTATTTCCACTCAATGTTGCTGTTTCACCACCCCTTGTACCATTTGCAGCACCCAGAACAATTTCACCTCTGTGACCCGTACCATATCCATATAAGAAAAGATTTGCATCATCAGTTTCATTGTAAACTCGTACCCAATCAGCACGAACTTCTGTTAAATTATTATCAGGGTCTGTAACTTCAATTTGTGCTCCTGTCCAAGTAAAATAAGAATCACCTTCTATTGTACCATCTCCTGTCCATACACCTATTTGATTATTAACAGGAGTTCCTACTTTAGAAACATTACCTAATCCAGTTAAACCTGAACCATTACCCTCAAATGAACCGGAGAAAGAACCTGAAGCTATTCTAGCATTTGCTATATAAATATTACCAACCATACCACTATGGTTAGTACATTGGTAAACTAGAGTAGTAGGAGCATCCATTTGAACTTCAAATATTACATCTCCTGTTTGAGCTCCATTATTAGTTACACCATCATTATAGGCACTACCCCCATTAGATGATCTGATTTCAAAAGGATGACCTGAAGCATTTATACTAAGTAAATATTTTTCACCTCTTGTTAAGTGTATATCGGGATTATCATCTGATGACCCTACTCCATTTCCACTAAATCTATAAGCTGCTGATCCATTATTTACAACATCCCATTTAGTAGTATATTCTGAGGTTTCAACATATGAAGCCGTTTGAGCAGTAGTTACATAAGATGCTGTTTGAGCTGTAGTTACATAAGATGCTGTTTGAGCAGTAGTTACGAATGAAGCTGTTTGAGCAGTAGTTACGAATGAAGCTGTTTGAGCTGTAGTTACATAAGATGCTGTTTGAGCATTTTCAACGTAACTTGCAGTTAAGGCATATGATGATGATACTAATCCAGTTAAACCTGAACCATCTCCAACAAATGAACCTGAGAATATAGAACCTGAAATGGAATCTAATCCTGTGAAATCTGCTACTTTACCTGCAGATCCACTTACAGTTAATGAACCTGTAATTAATGCATCTCCATTGAATGGGAATGCGGACCCACCACCTCCAGAACTAGAGATTTCAAAACTAGTTCCTGATTGATTAATAGTTACATTTGGTCCTGCTACTAAACTTACGAATGAAGCTGTTTGAGCAGTAGTTACGAATGAAGCTGTTTGAGCAGTAGTTACGAATGAAGCTGTTTGAGCATTTTCAACGTAACTTGATGTTTGAGCAGTAGTTACATAAGATGCTGTTTGAGCAGTAGTTACATAAGATGCTGTTTGAGCAGTAGTTACGTAAGATGCTGTTTGAGCATTTTCAACGTAACTTGCTGTTTGAGCAGTAGTTACGAATGAAGCTGTTTGAGCAGTAGTTACATAAGATGCGGTTTGAGCAGTAGTTACATAAGATGCTGTTTGAGCAGTAGTTACGAATGAAGCCGTTTGAGCATTTTCAACGTAACTTGCAGTTAAGGCATATGATGATGATATTAACCCAGTTAAACCTGAACCGTCACCTATAAAACTCCCACTAAAGCTTCCTGTATTATATACAAGGTCAAATGTTGAGCTGTCGCCTTTGGTGAAAGTTAAAGTACCGTTTAATATAGACCCTGTTACCATGAGAGATCCTGTATCTCCACCTGATATAGATGATAAATCTACACTTTGAGAGGTACTACCTGTAGTATGTAATATTAAATTAGTTCCATCAAGGGAACTAGAGTAAAATAAGGATTGGAAATTACCATCTACTTCAGCAAATGTCAATTCCGATCCTTTGACTGTTCTTAAAATTATAGCCATTTTTATATTTTGTTATAAATATTAATATTTTATCATTTAATGTAGGATGTTATAATCCTAACTTTTCTTCTATTAGTTTTAATCTATCTTCTAATTCTCTATTTTTATCTTTGAGAATATTATTTTCTTTAGATAAATCTTTAATTGCAGCAGAAGCTAAAGCTACCATTGCTATTGGATTAATACTTCTTTGATCTTCAAAATTATCTGTTTTTGATGTTATTACACCAAATGGGAATACTTCTTCAACTTCTTGTGCAAAGAAACCAAAATCAGTCATTCCTGAAGCATGTGAAAGTTCATTCCATTTGAATAATTTTGGAGTTATCTTATTTAAAGTATTTAATGCTTCACCTGGGTTGTAATTACCTATTAGATTTTTTAATCTTTCATCTGATGTACCAAAATATCCATCTGCTTTAATAGTTCCATTTACTGAAAGTTTTGCGTAATTATTTGTACCTGAATTAGTTGAGGTTTCATCACTTTTTAATTCTTTATTAGCTCCAGCTCCCATCCCATCAGTAGCACTTCCTCTATAAAAAGATTGGATGATATGTTTTTCAGGAGCAGTTGAAGTAGCTGTAAATTTAAGATCATTTGAATTATAATCTTCATCACCATATCCTATGGTTAAATTATCTTCAAAATTAGAATTACCATCTATTCGAGCTCCTCCATTAGTTACTGTTAATTTACCACCTGTTGATAGAGTTGATGAGAATGAAGAAGCACCTGTAATATCAGCTCCACCTGAAGTTACTTTTAATTTTTTATCAGATTCAACAAAAGATCCTACTTTAAGGGTAGCACCATTAGATTTTCCGGATATGATCTCCATTACATCATCGCTATTATTATAATTACCAACATATCCAGCTGTACCACTCTCATTAGATTCAAATTTTATATAACATTTAGCGTCAGCAGAAGCTTGATCAGAAGAAATAGTTAATGGGTTATCAGTACCATTAATTGTAGCACCACCTTTAATTAAAGCACCACCTGAAGATACTGTTAATTTACCACCTACTGATAGAGTTGTTGAGAATGAAGAAGCACCTGTAATATCAGAACCACCTGCAGATACTGTTAGACCTTGATCTATAAGTACACTACTATCACTTCTAAGAATTTTTAAGCCCTTCCAAGGTGGAGTATTTCCTACTTGGTTTAATCTTATATTACTATCACTATCAATCCCTATTATTGATTGTTCAGCATCGGATGAGTTTCTAAAAGAAATATATGATGTAGAATTTCCAGGATTATTTGAATCTTTAATTTGGAATGGTCTATCATCATTACTTATAATGTTTAATTGACCATTATTTTTAACTCTAAAGAGTTCTGTATCTGATGAATTTTTTAGTAAAAGGTTTGTTGTATTACCATCTGAACCTGCACCTACTACACCTAATCTAGCATCTAAATCTGCGCTATTATAAGCTTGTCCTATCTCAACATCCCCACTAGTTTTTAATTGTAATACTTTCCCATTATTAACCGAATTATTTGTGGCTAACATTATACTTTTATTAGTTGTAGTTTGTAGCACTAAACCTGTAGTTCCTACTCTATCTATTACCCAATTCACACCATCTAAAGCTCCTGATAAACTACCTCCAAATATTTTAGTATTATTAGTGCTGTTGATTTTATCAACTTGTATTCCTGGACTATTTGCAGCAGTAGAGTTTGCAAATAAAGTAAGGTTGTTGTAAGTTAGTTTAGAGGAATAATCATAATCATTAGTATCATTATTAACAAAAGGGATTTGATCATTTAATCCAAATGTAGGACCACCACTAGAAACATTAGTTAAACCACTACCATCCATCCCATTAAGGTTAAGATTAGTTAAACCACTACCATCTACCCCACTAAGGTTAAGATTAGTTAAACCACTACCATTACCTGTTATTATCCCAGTAGTAACTGTTAAACCTCCATTTGGGATTGAAATATTTTGAGAAGTATCTATTGTAAGAGCTTCATTTATATTATATATTGAAACTGTCCCTGTTCCTTGTTGATTATTGATGATAAAATCATCTCCATTAAACCCCACATATCCTCTATTGACAGTACCTCCAGCATCTCTAAATCTTATATTATTAGAACTATTTTTATCTAAAAATATAAGTTGAGGTGAAGTACTACCTTTTACAGTTAATGCTGTACTAGCTTGGAAGTTATTTGAATATACAGTATCTGAATTATATGTTGATCCATCTATTGTTAGAGATCCACAGAATTTAACATCACATATTGCATCTCCATTAAGGGTATCTACTATATGAGATACGTGATGGGCTTCAATTGGTGCTCCATCTGCTACCCCTAATTTACTTACTTTTCTTAATCCGTCAGACATTTTCGTTGTATTTTTTTATAAATAGTGTTAAGTGTTTTCATATCTATAGTGAGCAATCATTATACTCCCTGAAGAAGGAGCATTCAGTAATGTTAATGTATTTTCTGAAATTGTATAATCGCCTGCTACTTTATTGTCTATAAATAGACCATTTAAAAATATTAATTCTGAGCAATCTATAGGAATATTAGATAACGTAAATATTTTATTTACCCCATTCATAGCTCCTGTTGGTATTTCCTTATCTACATGGATATGTGGGAAAAGAGAACCTAAACCTGTAGAAGGTTCATCATCAGATATATTATACCCATTTTCAGTATAAGAACCATAAGGCATTTCTTCCTTAGTGGTTTCAGCCCCTAGGTTTAACCTATCAACTATTTCAAAATTAAATTTAAGTTTTGTTTTATTATGGAATTTAGTTACAGTATTTAATTGCTTTTGTACTGTATCTGGTACTAAATAACCATATAATTTAAGTGAGAATGTAGTTTTAACTACTCTTTCCCCACCTTGATTTAATTCAATTGGTGTATCATATGAATCGATTCGAGCTCTAAATTTGAATCTTTCTTTATCTCCCCAATATGAATCTGAAGCATAATTTACAGCTTCAATTAATTTATTCATTTGCTCTACATAATAAGTAGATATAAGAAAATCATACGATATAGTAACATAATCCGGAACTATAACCACATATAAATCTTTTTGTGGTTTTTGATTATTTAATACATTAAATTTATCGTATGCATTTTTTTGACTATATGGTTTTTGATAAACACTAACATTATTTGGATTATTTGCATCCAATTTGTTTGCTACTGTTCTATCTTTAACTATATTATTTCTCTTAAATGAGATAATAGGCATCATTATTTTACCTTTCTTATCTCTATAATACCCATCTTTTTGAATTTGTTTCCATCTTTCAGGAGAACCATAAATGATAGGTACTTTTTGAGCTACACCATTTTGCATTACTGTAGGTTTGATGATTTCATCTAAGTAATACATGATAGCTTCATCTATATCTTTCAAACCAAGAGTAAACGCTTCCACATTATCTCCCCTCATTGAAGTTTGATTACCTCTGTTTTCAATATCTGGAGTGATATCATTTGGATTACCTCTAGATTCATCATAAGCAGTATGTTGAGATATGCTTATTTCTCTTTGAGTCTTTGGTTGTGGTGTTTTTCCTCTTTCAGCCATTAGATTAATCTTTCTCTAGTTATACCTACTTTATCAGCAGGAACATAATGTGTTTGACAAATAATCGAAACATTATAACCAAATTGATCTAAATCTGGGTTAAGTGGGTTTGGACTATTTGGATAATCTGGGTTTTTACCCATATAATATTGGTTAGTTATTATTGAATCAACTTCATAATAACCTTCTTCATATAAAATTATATCTCCAACTTCAGGCACTACATCGCTGTCTACTAAATCATCTCTTAAGAATTTGAAATTAGCACCCCAATTGAAGTCTGTACCTAAGTCAGTTTCTGGGTATTCTTGATCTCTTCTTTCTACCAAACAATTAAATAATACAGGACCCATATAATATTTCTCACCTGCTGCTTCACCATAAATATTAACTTTAGTTTCGTCTAATTTATATTTATAAATTGCGCATTGCTGAGTTATTATATCTCCCATCAATTCTCTATTCAGATGTCTGAATAGGCTTATGTCTCTTTCGCTTCCGTATCTTGCCATCTTAACCTATATAAATTGGGAATGGTACGTTATTTAATTCTTTATTAAGATAATCAGATTCTAATGATCGTCTTTCTAATAACTTTTCCCTAGATGTTTCATCTAAGTATGCTCTTAATTTTTCAATTAATGCCGTTTTATCTGCAGTTGCAGAAGACAATAAGTCTTGTTGGTTTAATGTTACTTCAGCATCTGGGATAGGAACAGAAGAGTATTTACCTCTAACATATCCTAACATTTCTTTAGCTAAAGTTAATGTGTATTCAAATATCCAACTTCTACCTATAGAATTAATTTCAGCGTATACTGGATTTGTATAAGGAACGTTTGAAACATTCGATATAGATGTATTTGCCTCTAAATTTATACTATTTGCTATTCTTTCTGATTTAAGTAAATATTGGAAGTATAAACTTCCAGTAGTTGTAGGAATTGGGAATATTCTTAATTTATTATTTTGTATTTCAAAAGAGTAATTTGATTTCCTTATCTGATCATTTAATTCAATTGCTTGAATTGTTTGTAAATCAAAATTCATAGGCATCATTAGGAAGTTTACAGCTGGAGAGTAATTACCCCATCCAAAACCATCCATCATATTCATCATACCTGTTCCTGTACCTGCATATGGATCAAAGAATTTTACAATTGCAGGTGGAGATTCATAAAATACTCTTTTAATCTCTAAATCACCTGATGCTATTCCACTTTGGCTAGCCCATACTTCTAAATCATAATCTTGAACATGTTTATCTAATGCTAAAGATCCCGTATGCCAATCTGTTGTCCCCCCAGTACCTGCTTCAGTACCATACTGCTCACTGATTTTTATAACAGTTCCCAGGTTAGGGGAGACTATTGCATTATTCAGATTCGAACCAGTAGTAGCGCCTTCTAAGGATAGGTAATTCTGTCTCACTAAATAAGCATATACCTCATTTCCATACGTTGTAATTGCTTCTTCAAAAGCTGTATAGAAACTTTTATCTTGTAATTCTACCTCAGTCAAAGGGTATCCCAACCGCAAAGCACAAAAATTTGCTACTTTGTCAGCATCAGTTTGAAAGTCTGTATCTGCATCATAAAATCCAAAAGGAGTACTTCCTGTTGCAAATGAAGATGATCCGGGCCATATTGGGATGTTTGCCATAG